GCGGCGAATCAGCAGGCGAAGCTGAACGCCACCGCCTACAGCGGATCCCGCCGGACGGCCTCGGCGGGGCAATCCGACCTCCCGGCCACCATCGAAGAGCTGGACTCCCTCGATCCCCAGGCCCACCGCGCAGCGGCGGCCAAGATCATGGGCGACCGGATCCTCGGTGGTCAGACCTCGGTTGCCGCCGAGCTTGCCCGCAGCGAGCGGGAAGCCCGCCAACGGTAACGCCAGAGAGCGGCACGGAGTCCGGCAACGCCGGGTAGCCCGGCCCAGATCGCAGACCCTTCGATCCCGTTAGGAGGCCCGGAGTGCCGACTCCGATCCTGTCGGGGCTGGTTGACGACCAGGACATCCTCTCGAACGAGAGGGTGATCGATATGGACGAGACGATCGCCATGCTCGACCCTGACACGTCCCAGTTCACGACGATCCTGATGCAGATCGGCCGGGAAACTGCCAACTCGACCAAGGTGGAGTGGATGGAGGACGAGCTGATGCCACGGCTCTCCTCGGTCGCCTCCGGCGGAGCCACCGACGGCTCCACCATCACCGTGGCCGCAGGTGAGGGCGCGTACTTCCGCGCTGGCGATGTCGTGCGCAACGCGCGCACGGGCCAGGCGGTGCGCGTCTCGTCCGTCGCAACGGACACCCTCACCGTCACCACGCACCTTGGTCGTGTCGCCTTCGCAGCAGCCGCTGGCGGCGATCAGCTCCTGATCGTCGGCAACGCGGCGGCACAGGGCGCCGGGCTGGGCACCGAGAAGCAGACCAAGCGGGTCGCCCAGTACAACTACACCGAGATCTTCAGGCACCCCTACGGGTTCACCAACTCGCTGGCTGCCTCTCGGCTGTACGGCGGGCCGGTGCCGGACAAGGAGCGGTCGAAGAAGCTCGTGGAGCACAAGCGGGCGATCGAGTACACGGCCTTCTGGGGCGTGCGCCATCTCGATACGTCCACCTTCACCGAGCCGGTCGGCCACGCAGGAGGCCTGTTCGAGTTCGTCACGACCAACGTGCAGAACGCGGCAGGCCCCCTCACCTCCACCCTGATGAACCAGTACCTTCGCCAGTTCCTCCAGCACGGCAGCCAGAACGTGATCCTGGTCGTGGCCCCGGTGGTCGCCCAGGCGCTCTCCGGCTTCCTGCTGAACATCTGGCAGCCGAACACCACGGACGCGCGCGTGTACGGCGCGAAGGTCGATGCGTTCATCTCCGGCGCTTACGGCTATCGCATCCCGGTGATCGTCAAGCGAGACTGGAACGACTTCTCCACCGCCTCGCAGCAGTACGGCGGCTGGGCGTTCTGCATCGACCTTGACAATTACTCGATGCCGATCCTGAGCGGACGCGACACCAAGCAGCTTCGCGGACGCCAGAACAACGACGCAGACCGTGTGGACGAGGAGTATCTGACCGAGCTTTCCTTCAAGGTCAAGATCGAGCGTTCACACGGCCTCGTGACCGGCGTCACCGGCTGATCAGCAGCACCCGTGGGGGCGGGCTTCACCCTTTCCTTCCCGCCCCCACTCCCCCACTACCGCCCAGGAGGCGTACATGCGTGCAATCTCGCCATATGCCCGTTACGGGATCCAGCTCTTCGGAGCGCGGGAGAAGGTCGTCACGATCGAGGGCGGCTACTCCCAGTACCAGATCCTGCAAGAGCCGGTCGTCGCCCAGTTCGACAAGCTCGGGCTGATGGATCACGAGGCCGACCTGGCGCTGAAGACGTTCGACTTCTCCGGCCTGCCGGAGGGGATCCCGCCGCTGTCGCGGGTCGGCGTCTTCGACTCCGAGGCCTTCTGCCTCGACCGCTACGACACCGAGGACGAGCGCCGCTCGATGCAGGTGCAGATCGATGAGCGCCTGAAGGATCTCCAGCCCCGCTTCCCGACCCAGTTCATCTTGGTCGAGACCCCGCTCGCCGAGCGGCCCTGGGGGTCATACGACAAGGACTCGGCGGAGGACATCATCACCCTCCAGGAGCGGCTGGAGATCGACCCGACCTGGGTCAGGCGCTACGAGGAGGAGAACCAGAATCGGATCGAGATCATCGAGCGGATGCGCGAGCAGGAACAGGAGCGCTCGCAAGAGGAGATCACCGTCGAGGCCTAGAGGAGGAAGATGGCGCGCAAGGGAAAGCGGATCAAGCCCGACCAGCTCGGGCCGAAGCTCGCCGCTGGCCTGACCGAGGGGCCGTTCACGATCGAGGACGCCCGGCGGGAGTTCCCTCGGAAGAGGCCCCCTGCGATGTCCTACGACCATATGAGGGTGGGCCACGCACGCGGCGAGGCGTATGCCGCCTTCGTGCTCGAACCCAACGGCGTGGCGATCCAGGAGCCGAACACCGGCCGCATGTTCCAGGACGTGGACGTGATCGTGACCGAGGAGCAGCGCGGCCAGATCATCGCGGGCTACCGCTGCTTGAAGTGCAAGGAGCCGTTCGAGCAGCCGTGGCCGTTGGCCTGCGAGGTGTGCGGCTACGAAGTCCACAAGCGCCAGGTCGTGGACGCCGCCATGGAGCTGGAGGGCACCCGCCACGTAGGCCCCTCCAAGCCGCTCAAGGAGTACGTGGAGGAGCTGGAAGAGCGTGCCAGTCGTAACCAGGGGTGATCTGAAGCGCCATCTGGCGCTGGAGGTCGGCCTCGACACGACCACCAACAGCGCCGAAGACCTGCTGATGAACGACTGGGCGCAGGACGCGGTCTACGACTTCCTGCTCCAGAGCCGCGTTCGCCTCGTCCAGGGCACGATCACGCTCTCGCCCGGCCAGCAGGACTACTCGATGGCGAGCGCCGCCCCGATCGCGCTCGGGATCACCGAGGCCTACCTGTTCACCGGCAGCACCTCCTACGGCCTTCAGCGGATCTCGGTCGCCGAGCTGCTGGACTGGCGGCGCACCTCGCAGACGCTCGACCGGGTGAGGAAGTACGCCGTCGAGGGCGACCTGTTCATGGTCTACCCGACGCCGCAGAGCGCCGACTCGATCCTCTACTACGGCCCAGCCAAGCCGACCGCCTTCGCCGCCGACACGAGCGACTTCACCACCAGCACCTACGGCGGCATCCCGACCCAGTACAACCCGGCGCTGCTCGCCTACATGCGCTGGCGCGCCTCGATCTACGACGAGCGCAAGCTGCCGCACACGCCCGACCAGTACCGCCAGCACTACGAGCTGGAGTTGTCCCGCTCGCGGCGGCGGATCCGCAGGATGGGCGGGCGGCAACTGGTCGGCCTGCGCGCCGGGTATCCGGCGCTCGGCAGTCCCGGCAGCAGGAACGACCTCTACCCGCCGGTCAGCTAATGGCGGTCATCCAGCCGGTCTTCACCACGATCCGGGGGATGGCGACCGACCCGCCGCTGGATCAGACGCCGCCCGGCTTCGTGCGCCGCATCCTCGACGCGATCCCCGGGCGCGGCCTCGCCCCGATCCAGATCCGGGGCGGTTGGAAGTACGCGACCGGGACGCTGGTCGGGACGCCGACGATGGTCTGGGACTTCCTCGCCTGGGCGCCCTTCCCCGGCGCCGAGAAGGTGGTCGCCTACGCGATCGCGGACAAGTCGCTCGACTACGTCAGCGTGCTCGACGGCGTCACCACCGGCACCTCGATCGGCACCACCACGACGACGATGACGACGGCGCCGTTCTTCCACCGCACCGGCACGGGCGGCCTGCTGATCCTGCCCAACGCGGGCGCCTCCAACGTCGTCCAGAAGTGGCCCGGCTCGGGCGCCCTGGCCAACCTCGGCGGCACCCCGCCGCCTGCCCCCGACCGGGGCGCGAGCTGGGGCGACTTCCTGATCCTGGCCGGGGACGCGACCTCGGGCAAGTCGCAGGCCAACCGGATGTGGTTCTCGAACGCGGGCCTGCCCGAGGACTGGACGACCGGCGGCGGCCTCAGCACCCGCTACATCGACATCCCCGAGGACATCGTGGCGATCGTCCCGCGCGGCAACACGATCTTCGTCTTCGGCGCCAAGGGCACCCACCTGCTGGTCGGCGACCTGCCGCCGCCGAACGGCAACCAGACGCTGAAGAAGTACGCCTTCTCGCAGGGCCTCAGTGACCCCGAGGCGACGGCGACCTACAAGGACTTCGTCATCTGGGCCAACGCCAACGGCGTCTTCCGCTCCGACGGCAGCCAGCCCTCCGACCTGACCTCGATCGGCGGCATCTCCTACTACTGGCCCTTCTGCTACTCGCCCGCCGCCGGAGACCGGGTCTGCATGGGCTGTTACCGCCAGTACCTGGTCGTCTCGATCCTCGACAGCAGCTTCGCCTTCAAGCGCACGCTCGTCTTCGATCTGGAGAACAACACCTGGTGGGAGTGGGCCAACGTCGCCGCCCGCTACCTGCTCCGGATCCCCTCCTA